GGCTTCACTACCGACAGTTTGTTGGTACATGGAGCGAGTAGGCCGGAAAGGATCCAACTCACCAATGGGTGGTTTACTCCACGATTCAGATCCTTTTGTATCATTTCCCAGGTAATGGGATGAACAAATAATTTGATGAGTGGCGCAACCCATCCGTTCTTCTCCAAGTCTACCCAACCTCTTCTCACAGCTCTAGTAGCCAACTCGATCCGGGATGGAAATCCCTTCACGTTAAGCTCTTCGCGCAGTGATAAAGGAGAGATATTCTCGGACTTGAGGTAAGTTTGGTTCGCAAAGTTCATCAGCGAGCCGCTAATGTAACTTTTCGGTAGACCAATCTTAATCCCAAGTGAAGAACATATGGACGAGTAGGCCTCTGCAACATCCTTATTTGCGATTACCACGTCATCACCTAAAATTAAATAGGCGGTGAAGTGGATCCAGCGTGGAAGTGGAGACTTCTCCTCTCGGAGTTGTCCACACTTAAACGCCGCCAACCAAACCAGTGCATGGTGCACTAAGGCCATTGATGCCCAGGAAGACAGGGCTCCCATGGACTGTCCGCAAGTGTATCTAACCTCATTGGCCCGGTGGAGATCTTCGACTTCGCTGTACGTCGGGTTTCGCAAACCTGACATACCTCGATCATCGACGTTCTCTTTCGGAACCAAGAAGGGAAGACCCACAAGTAACTCTAGCCATAAGGTAAAGAGAGGCAAGGGGATCATAGGTTTGAGTAACTCCTTGTAAAGGGACAACGGTATGGTATCCGTTGCACTCTTCAGGTCATATGAGTAAAACTCAGTATAACCTCTTTTGGGGAATTCGAGCAGCTTACCTTCTTGATTGAAGGAAGCGTCTTGAGGCAGCGCCTTGAGACACTCGAACATCCAGACGTGGAGTGGTTTTAACACCAACTGTGTCCAGTAGTCAACGATCGCAATCACGCGGACCTTACCGGCCGCTTCATATAAGGCGTGCAAACGCCGAAGTATGGGACGACCATAGGGCCCGTGTTTCCACCATCTAATAAGAATATCTCGGAACTCAGTAAACCGGAAGCCTTCCGGTGTCACTAAAATTCCTTGGTAATCCCGTTCTTTGGTGTGAGACATATTCTCCTTTAAACCGGAGATACGTGTTGTGTCGGAGATCCACACGGACGCAGAGTCCTCAAACCAACGTTTCGTAATGTCTGCTTTACAGATTTCGAGCCATTCTAGGATTAGATTCCTAGGTTGACATCTCCATGCGTAAGCATCCGCACCCACGGTCAGCAGGGCTGGCCCGCGGTTAGGACCGGACTTCCCGGTGAAGAAAATGGAGTAGGCCGTCGGCCTACCCTGTTTTCGACGCTCTGGGGAGAGGTCCTCCACAGATCTTATAGGAGTTATTTTGAGTAATTTCCAGAATGTCGGAACGAAGTTCTGCCATTCACGGAACACATCATTTGCGGAGTAATCCGGATGAGGTGTGGTAATACTTGATAAATCAGGTATTTTCCAAGAGCCCTCCATAACCTTATAAGAGTTTAACATCGATGACCAGATTCTGATCACCGAGAGGTTAACACTGCGGATTCCTTGGCGGGCGTGTAGTGGTAAGTATCGAGGTAGCCCATGCACCAACCGGATACGAAGACCTAAGTCTTGGGTCGACGTAAGACGGTTTCCTCCAACGTAAGAATTTAAGACAAATAGTCCTATTTTCAAACGCTGGATTACAGCATTAGCTCCCTGGGTTCTCGCCACTCTCGCAAGATACAACCCGAATGAGTTCGTTTCGACTTTTGTTACATAGGAAGCCTCTGAGCCTGTCTTCCAGTATGCCAGTTTATCAAACCAGCGTACTAAAAGTATCCTGATATTTCTATCAGTGATCGGGATCATCAAAGCCTTTACTGTACCCTCAAAAGATCTCTTAGCTCCAAGAAAGTCTCCGAAAGGCGTGTCAAACTGGTGGTACACCCGTTTGAGCGCATGACGAAGAGATTTCCTAGAGCCCGTATAGAACTCATTCAGATATGGATGACGACTATCACGGGGGGAATTTTGAGAAGGACCTGGAGTGGTAGAAGTTGTTGAAGTAGCAAGTTTGCTAGTACCAGCTTTGGCCAGTACTTTTAAAGTATGGTCATTGCTCATGGAAACGCGTAACTGTCGGATGTAGTCCTGTTCCGTAAGGTACAGGATCGATGCCGGCTCTACAGGGTCGACGACCGCGTAGAAACCTGCTTCAACCTTCGCCCAATCCACGGACTTATACAGTCTATGGTTAGGCAGCTGGAATACACCAGACGTAGAATGGAACATGTGATATCTTATCATATTGTTTTGTTTTACGTTTGGAGGCTATTAAAAGCCAATAAGGACTTCAACCCCTCTTTCCGGGAGAAGATTCTCCTGGGGAGCAGATCGGTTGAGGCAGACCTCCTGTGAACACAGTTTCACGACGAAGGTAACTTCCCGTGAGACTCACAGGTTGCAACCCACCTCGATTCCAGATGTTCCTCACAAGGTGATAGGTCATCGCCTCCCTTCAGACAGTGGCAATTAAAAGCCAGGCTGCTCTCTTACAGGTTAAGGTTCTCTCTGTAGGGCTTCCAATGGAAACGATCTATCAGATTGGTTCTTTAGGTGGCCTCCCAGCAGTTAATCATTCCCCTGTATGAACAGTCAAGGAGACGGAGTCTCTCGTGTCTGACAGGCGGTTTACAATTAAACCTGTAAAGATCTATTAAACCTCAATGAAAAGAACGTCTCTTCCTAGTCACCCATGTTCTAATTTGTAAGAGCATGGCCCGGGTTACCATCTGCGGTCTGGACGCAACTTATTATCAGTCAAAACTGATCGTAGGAAGCTCCACCACGGTATGGAATTTACCGGTGTTCCGAAAGACAAGGCCGTCGGCCTCAGCTTAACTGAAGGAACGCGGCCACATCACAATGTGGCCTCGAGTCCCTGTTCGTAGGCACTAGACTAGAGAGGAGCGGCCGTCGTGACGTGAAAACTCACACGGTTCCAGACTGAAGAGAAGGACAAAATAACATTTCGTCGCTGCTAAGCAGCTGGGAGGCCAAGTGGGTGATCGGTCATTGATCGGTCATGGGCGCTGCAAAGCGCC